TATATTATGTGAGGTAAATGATATTGGTGATCAGGTTGCAAGTATTCTGCAATATGATCTTGAATATCAAAACCTTTTAATGTGTTCAATGAGAGGTAGAGCAGGTCAGATTGTCGGTCAAGGATTTTCAGGTAAGAAGACGCAACTTGGCGTTAAGATGTCCAAGACTGTAAAGAAGGTTGGATCACTTAACCTAAAGACTTTGATTGAAGAGGACAAGTTAATATTCAGCGACTATGAAATTATTTCGGAATTAACAACTTTTATATCAAAACACAACTCCTTTGAAGCAGAGGAAGGATGTAACGATGACCTGGCAATGTGTCTCGTCATCTATGCCTGGTTAGTCCAGATGGATTATTTTAAAGAGTTGACCGACCAAGATGTTCGTAAGAGATTATATGAAGAACAGAAAAATCAAATTGAACAGGATATGGCTCCCTTTGGTTTCATGGATGATGGTTTAGATGATGAAAGTTTTTCAGATGGCAATGATAGATGGTTTAAAGCTGATGAGTATGGAGATAGATCTTATATGTGGGAGTATCTATCCTAATGGATTTAGATGGTCAGATAAAACTTGGTCATCTTCTTTTGCAAGATAGAAAATGTAGGGTTTGTGGAGAAACAAAAAATTTAATAGAGGGATTTTATAGAACAAGAAAAGATAGAGGTCCTGTAGCATCATCATATTCGTATGAATGTAAGGAGTGTACCATAAAGAGAATGATCAAGAATAAAAAATCAAATAATACATGGGAATATCCAGATTGGTAGTTCACGTCACGTTTCCCCTGTGAAAACACCTTTTTTAATAAATATTTTGAGATACACTGAGATCCACGGAGAGAAACATGGCGACTCCTCAATTATCTCCTGGCGTACTAGTCAGGGAAGTTGACCTTACAGTAGGAAGAGCTGATAATGTCCTAGATAACATTGGTGCAATTGCTGGACCTTTCAGAATTGGACCTGTTGATGAACCAATTGATATCACTACTGAGCAAGAACTGATTGCAACCTTCGGCAAGCCAATGTCAACTGACACTCAATATGAGTATTGGATGAGTGCTGCCAATTACCTCTCTTATGGAGGAATTTTAAAGGTAGTAAGAACAGGAAATACTAGCGGCACCTTATTGGTGAACGCAAACGCAGGTGTTGGTATTGCATCAACTACCACACTTAAAATTGATAACTACGATGATTATCAGGAAAATCATAAAGATTCTGATAACACCTTTACTTATGCTGCAAAGAACCCTGGTAGTTGGGGTAATGGACTAAAACTTTGCTATATTGACGATTTTGCAGATCAGATTGTCGGCATTGCAACCACAAGTCTTGCAAACATAGGAGCAACAATTGGATTTGGTGTTACCGCTGCACTTAGTAATCAAGTCATTCCTGGAGCAGGCACAACCACTGGATTTACTGGATTCCTTAAAGGAATTGTTGTTGGTCTTACGACTGATGCAAGTGGATCAAATAGTAAAGTAGAGGTTAAAGTTGTCTCTCGTGTTGAAACTGTTGGTGGTGGTTCAACCGAAACGAAAATTAATTACCAAGAAGGATTTGGTGGCGCTCAATTCGGAACATCTGTTGCACTGAATTTTGTTAATAATTCGGGTGTTAATAGTGAGGGACTTGGATCTGGAGCAATGACTCCTACCAGCGCAATTGATTGGTATGATCAACAAAATCTAAGTCTTACCAACGCGACTATTTCTTGGAAGTCCATCGCTCCAAGACCAACAACAAACGTTTATGTTTCCGACAGAAACGGAAAGAATGATGGTATCCATATTGTTGTTGCTGACGACAAAGGAACGATCACGGGAATCAAGGGCAACTTGATCGAGAAGCACCTCAACCTCTCTAAGGCTGGAGACGCTATCTCTAACGTTAATGCTCCACAGAAAATCTACTTTAAAGATTATCTGGCAGACTTCTCCGATAACGTCTATGCTGGTGCTAACCCATCTGAGGCAGCGGACACTTTCCATGGCACCACACCCAGAGCAACTGGATTCTCAGCTGCCTTTACTCCAGTTAGCACTACTGATGGTCTGTTTAGACTAGATGCACAAGATACAACGTTCTCCGCACTTGGAAACGTATCTTACACCTTCGCTGGTGGAGTTGATTATTCTGCAAACGGTGGAATGAGTGCATCACTCGCAAGTTTGATCACTTCATACAATCTTTTTGAAAACAAAGATGAGATTGAAGTTGACTATCTGATCATGGGTCCTGGATGTTCTACCAAAGAAGAGTCTCAAGCAAAGGCAAACAAATTGATTGCACTTGCAGAGGGTAGAAAAGACTGCATGGCACTTATCGGACCTCATAGAGCAGATTTAGTTGGTGTGACTAACACCAACACTCAAACTGATAATTTGATCAATTACTTCACCACCCTGTCGTCTTCCTCCTTCGCGGCATTTGACGCAGGTTATAAGTATCAGTTTGATAGATTTAACAATGCATTCCGTTATGTTCCTGCTAACGCAGACGTTGCCGGAATGATTTGTAGAACTGGAATTACTGCATTCCCATGGTTCTCGCCTGCAGGTCAGCAACGTGGTGTTCTTAATAATGCTGTTAAACTGGCGTATAATCCAACTAAGGCACAAAGAGATCGCCTCTATCCTCAGAGAGTTAACTCTTTCGTTACAACTCCTGGAATTGGAACAATTCTCTTTGGAGATAAAACCGCACTTGGTTTTGCATCAGCCTTCGATAGAATTAACGTTCGCCGCTTGTTCCTCACTATTGAACAAGCACTGGAGAGAGCAGCACAAGCTCAACTCTTTGAACTGAATGATGATATCACAAGAGCAAACTTTAGAAATATCGTTGAACCTTTCCTTCGTGATGTTCAAGCGAAGAGAGGTCTCTACGGATTCTTAGTTGTCTGTGATACCACCAACAACACTCCAGATGTTATTGATAATAATGAATTTAGAGCAGACATCTTCCTGAAGCCTGCTAAGTCGATCAACTACGTCACCCTCACATTTGTCGCTACTAGAACTGGCGTCAGTTTTGAGGAAGTAGCTGGTAGAGTTTGATCACAATATCTAAATAACAAAAGGAGGATTAAGAAATGACAACGTACAACACAATCGCTGATATCAGGAAGTCTCTCAATGGGGGCGGCGCACGCCCCAATCTATTTGAGGTTGACATTCCTGAAAACGGTCTCTTCAAATATATTGGAAGTGATTCTCAGTTAGATTCTAAAGTTCTGGTAAAAGCAGCTCAACTTCCTGCATCAAATGTCGCGTCAATCGACGTTCCTTTTAGAGGAAGAATTATGAAGGTTGCAGGTGATCGTACATTCGACACCTGGACAGTTACTGTCATTAATGACACTGACTTCAACCTTAGAACCGCATTCCAGAATTGGATGCAGGCTATTGCACAGTATGCTGATGCGTCTGGAGAAGCAGATCCACAAACATACAAATCAACTGCGACTGTTACCCAGTTGAAGAGAAAATCTTCCAACTTGGGTCAGACATCTGACTCTGGTTTGGAACCAGCATATACCTATGACTTTTTCGGTATTTTCCCAACTAACATCAGTGCTATCGATCTTTCATACGATACTGCTGATACAATTGAAGAATTCACTGTTGAGTTTCAAGTTGATTATTGGGCACCTAAAGGTGTCAATGATACAATTGACGGAACTCCAGGGACTTGATAATTTGATCCCTAAATAATAGGGACAAATAAATTTGTAATAATGTCGGGTAAGTTATTTGGGTTCTCGATAGAGGACACAGAACCACTATCTCCATCAGCGGTCTCCCCCGTTCCTCCTAATAATGAGGACGGGGCTGACCACTATATGAGTAGTGGTTTTTTTGGTTCTTATGTAGACATTGAAGGTGTATATCGCACTGAATTTGATCTCATCAAAAGATATCGTGAGATGGCACTTCATCCAGAAGCAGATAGTGCTATTGAAGATATTGTCAACGAAGCTATTGTTTCAGATTCCAACGACAGTCCAGTAGAAATTGAACTTTCAAATCTCAATGCCAGTGATGGTATTAAGACCAATATTCGCAAAGAGTTCAAACATATTCTTGATCTGTTAGATTTTGATAAGAAAGCGCACGAAATTTATAGAAATTGGTATATTGACGGGCGTATTTACTATCATAAAATCATCGACTTAAAGAAACCTGAAGACGGTATTCAAGAGTTGCGTTATATTGACGCCATGAAGATGCGTTATGTAAGGCAACAGAAGAAAAAGAAAAATGATGGAAGTTCTATTTCGCAGTTAAGAAGTGATAATCCAATGGATTATGATTTTCCCGAAATTGAAGAGTACTTCATTTATAATCCAAAGTCAGTTTATCCAACTGGTAATCCAGCACAAACTGGTGCAAGTCAAGGAATTAAAATTGCAAGAGACGCAATCACATATTGCACATCCGGTCTTGTAGATCGTAACAAAGGATCAACTCTTTCGTATCTTCATAAAGCCATTAAATCTATCAATCAACTTAGAATGATTGAGGATTCACTGGTTATCTATAGATTGTCCCGTGCTCCAGAGCGTAGAATTTTCTACATTGATGTTGGTAATCTGCCTAAGCAAAAAGCAGAGCAATACTTACGTGATGTGATGATGCGCTATCGCAACAAACTTGTATACGATGCAAACACAGGAGAAATCCGTGATGACAAAAAGTACATGGCAATGCTTGAGGACTTCTGGCTCCCAAGACGTGAAGGCGGAAGAGGAACAGAAATCTCAACTCTCCCAGGAGGACAAAACTTGGGTGAAATCACTGATATTGAGTATTTTAAAAAGAAACTCTACCGTTCGCTTAACGTTCCCCCCTCAAGAATGGATGGAGAAGGTGGGTTTAACTTGGGGAGATCTTCTGAGATCCTGAGGGATGAACTTAAGTTCACCAAATTTGTTTCTCGTTTAAGAAAAAGATTTTCAAACATGTTTAATGACATGTTGAAGACCCAATTACTCTTAAAGAATATAATTACACCCGAAGATTGGGATGTAATGAGCGAGCATATTCAATATGACTTCCTTTACGATAATCATTTCTCAGAATTAAAAGAAGCAGAATTAATGAACGAGAGACTTACTCTTGTTCAAACTGCGGAACCATATATTGGTAAGTATTATTCTCAAGATTATGTGCGTCGTAAGATCCTGCGTCAAACTGACGTGGAAATTCTTGAGCAAGACAAATTAATTAAAGACGAGATTGCTAAAGGAATTATTCCCGATCCAGCAACAATCGATCCTGCAACAGGTCAACCATTTGACACTGGTGCAAATATGGATTTAGGTAAACCACAAATGGAACCTGAAGTTGATGGATCTGCAACTGAAGCACCAGAACTACCTAAGGGTGGCGAAATATAAATACATCTAGTTGTTTACTATACAATTTAAATGGATGACCTTTTAGATATGATGATCGCTGATGAGTCACCATCTCAAATCAGCGATGCGATTAAAGATGTTCTCTATGCAAAATCTGCAGAGAGAGTCGATGCATTTCGTCCCATGATAGCAAATGCTGCTTTTGGTGGAGAAGATATTGAAGTTGGAGATGAAGTAGAAACAGAAGTAGAAATTGATGATGATCAAATTGAAACTACAGATGGTGTCTAATAATTATAAATAACAAATATAAGTAGTATAAGAAAATGTCAAGGGTATTACCATTAGCGGCAAAAGCAGCATTAGCAGCAGGTGACAGTAATGCAACCACTGTTGGTAATGCTACTGTTGTGAGAATTGTTGCTACTGCTGGAGTGGTTGTTGTTTTTAGAACCGATTCGGATGATTCCGTTATTGGATCTTTTACTCAACTCAATAATTCGGTTGAGTTGGTAGAAAAAAATCCAACTGACAAGATTTATGTTACTGGTGCTGCAGTTGAAGTTGCAAAAGTAGGTTACACCGCATAAAAAAATGAAACTAATCAGAGAAGAGATCGAATCAGTAGAATTCCTTGTCGAACAAAAGAACGGCAAGAAATCTATGTATATTGAGGGAGTTTTCCTTCAGGGTAACATCAAGAACCGTAATGGTCGTATGTATCCTATGGAAACACTTCGTCGTGAGGTTGGTCGTTATAACGAAAACCATGTTCAAGCAGGTAGAGCACTTGGTGAACTTGGTCACCCCGATGGACCTACCGTTAATCTCGACAGAGTCTCCCACAAAATCGTATCTCTAAAAGAGAATGGATCTAACTTTATTGGTAAAGCAAAGATCCTGAATACTCCTATGGGTAAGATTGCTTCTTCACTTATTGAAGAAGGTGTAAAACTCGGCGTGTCTTCTCGTGGTATCGGTTCATTAAAGGCAACCCGTGAGGGTGTTAATATCGTTGGTGATGATTTTATGTTAGCAACTGCTGCTGATATTGTCGCTGATCCTTCTGCACCTGATGCATTTGTTGAAGGAATTATGGAAGGAAAAGATTGGGTGTGGGATGGTGGCATTCTTCGTGAGAAGTTTGCAGAAAAAACCTATAAGCAAATCAATACTCTAGCAACCCAGAAACAACTTGATGAGAAAAAGTTAAGTCTGTTTAATGATTTCCTTGCTAATCTTTAATTTTATAAATAAATATAGTTTTAAATAACGGAAAAACGGAGAGTTCACATGTCTCGTGGCAAAAAATTACAAGAAATGGAAGTAAAGACAGCACAATCCCGCACCGCTGTTAATGCTGGGGCAAAACCTGCTGATCCTATGCCTAAAATGGCAGATCCAGGAACCCAGTTAGCAGGTGTAGAGGATCTTGGTGGTCCTACCCCAGAAAACTACAAACCAGATGACGACTCAGCAAAGTTGAAAGAACCTGGTGCAACTCTTAAGCAAGTAAGAGATGTAGTAAACAAAGGCGCAAAAGCCGCAGACCCCATGAAAAAGATGAAGGAAGAAGAAGAACTCTCTGCTGAAGAGACCATCGAAGAGGAAGAAGTTTCTACTGAAGATGTTGTCGCTGAAGAAGAATCCGTAGAAGAAACTGCAGAATACGACATCGAAGAGGACGTAAATGCCCTTCTCGGTGGCGAAGAACTCTCTGAAGAATTCAGAGAAAAAGCAAAGACCATCTTTGAAGCAGCAATCAATGCTAAGGTTGCAGAAGTCAAAGAAGGACTGGAAGCACAGTACGAAGAGAAGCTCGCTGAGGAAATCGAAGCAGCAAAAGAATCACTCGCTGAGCGTGTTGATTCTTATCTTGAGTATGTTGCTGACGAGTGGTTTGAAGAGAACGCACTCGCAGTCGAAGCTGGTCTTAAGACTGAAATGACCGA